CAAAGCAGGAGGCTAGGACAAAGCAGGAGGCTAGGACAAAGCAGGAGGCTAGGACAAAGCAGGAGGCTAGGACAAAGCAGGAGGCTAGGACAAAGCAAAGGACAAAACAAAACCCCGTCCATTAGTATTTTTGAACGGGGGTTTTATACAGAATTAAAAAGTATCGTCACCAGAGCCAAACATATAGCCGTCATGTTTGGCGTTTGTCGCGGCTTTGGATAATTGTCTGACTGCACTCTTGTTTTTTTCAGTCAATGATTCTAAGTCGCGGAAGTTCCCGCCGATCTGATTGACCACCATAGCTTTCAGTGCTTTCAAACTTTGCTCGTAGTCGTCGTTTTCCTCTATCTCGATCGAGATATCCAGCCGTGCCGATTCAAAATTCCCTAAATTTCTCGTCAGACCGTAAGATATAGTTTTGATTTTCATTGTTTGCTCCGTGTGCTTGACTATTACCAATATCCCATAGGTTTTAAAGAATGTCAAGCCTTTTCTAAAAATTTCTTGTAAACTTCCTGAAACTCGGACGGGGATAGCATCCCACGCCCTAGCCTCTCTATGAGTTCGGCACGAGACAAGCCAAAGGACGCTGACAGGACTTTAAGACCGTCCCACGCGACATCGGTGATATTTATGCCCTTAGAAGTTTTGATTGTGGCGTAGTCACGGGGTTTCCCTCTGCCTCTTTTTGTATCCATAATTATTTTAATTTGGGTTGACATATTTATTATAACCTGTGCTATGATTATATTATATCACGGGAGAATTAAAATCATGAGTAGAGAATCAAGAGTAATCTATTATATTCGGTGCGATGTTTGCGGGGAAACAGACGAAGACGGAAATACCTCGTTCGATTACGATTCCGATTGGAATAAAAATCACGGGTTTAATGTTTGTGACCAGTGTTCAGAAGATGGGGAAAACGGAGAAATCTGGGATTACCGCAGCATCGAGGAGGTTATAACGGATGAGATTCCAGACAGAGAAAACTCCACAAACGCTTTCATGAAGGCAGACGCAGAAGGCGAGATTAAATTTGTTAAATGGATTTAAGGAGAGCGCATAAATAATTATTTTATCATTAAAGCTAAAGGTGCATCTGTCTTTTGGACAGGTACTCAATGGCATCATCCAGCTAAAAGATATAAGTCAAGAAAGATAGCTGAGAATGCTATCAGAAAAACAACCAATCACTATGAGTTCAGTAGACGAGAAAAAGAAGTAATAGAAATCAATCTTCCATAAAATTCAACCCCGTAAAATTAACTTTACGGGGGTTTTATTTACCATTTTGAAGTCTGACAAACAGTTCCCCACCCCTCAAAAATTTCCTCAAATCTTTGAGGTTGCAATCCAAAATAAAACAGAGTTTGGGAGAACCTGTTTTGGTCTTGTTTTTTTCCTTCCGCCGCCCGTTTGGGACTGTAGAATGTGAGTCGGGTTGAGGGTAGGCAGAAGCGATCGCACCGATTCAAAGCCTTTTTATACCAGGCTGTACTGTTGTCAGTATTGGTTAACAAAAAGGCTTCCGCTTCCGTCTCGTTCAATGTTGCAATTAATTTATCAACAACCTTCTCAACAAATCCCGCGCTATAGGGAGGGTTTAACCAGAGTGTCTTAGCCCGTCTCCAGTTCTGTTTAAATCCATCATCTTGAATTGTGAATATTTTTTGAGCTTTTACCGTTCGGTTGGCAAGTTCACAGGAGAAAGGATCAAGGTCGGGATAGCCATAGAATTGATGGACTAAATCAATCAAATCAGACGGGGTATAATTTTCGTTTGAATCAATTAATGATGGTTGTGTTTCAAACAGACAAAGTTGTTGTATAATCATTGTTGTTTACTCCTTTTGTGTTTAAAAGTATCTGAGATGCTCTACAAACTCAGATACTTTTTCTTTATTATAAAGTATTAGAGATTTTTTGGCGGTTTTGCTGTGTTTATTCTATCATTATTAGTGATAAAATAGTTTTTAAAATTGAGGAAGTAAAAGTGACAACAGAAACAGCACCAACGGAAATAGCTACGCCGTCGATTGTAGGGTATTTACTCGACAACCAAGGAAAGACAATTAAGTGCAAAGCAACGATAAACTCAAAGGGATATATAGTTTTTTATCCCGTGGACGAGGAGTGCGATCGCAATACCAACAACGACTGATTATGTTAATGTTTTCGTGTTATAATAATATTGGTGGAAAGATTCTCTCTTAAAGCTACCCGGCATCCGCTTGGTGGCTTTTTGTTTTGTGGGTTTGGGTGTTAGAATATTATTGGAGAGATCAGAGGGAGAAATGCCAACGACACCTGATTATGTTAGTTCGGTTTCATTATTGCCAACAGTGGAATTTTTGGAGTTGGTAGCTAAGAAGCAATGGGATTCAGGCGTTAGTTATGGCCTGGGAGTATCAACAATTGTCCCGATGTTTCACTCCACAACTAACTCGGAATGGCTGTGTCTTAATTCTGAATCAGAGTTTTTATCTTCACCCACGGGGACGCTATCAATCAAGAATCCGTTTAGCTACACCCGACAGGAATCGTCCCCGGTTTATATTGGCTATAACGATATTTCCATCCCATCTGCTAAGGTAAATAAAGCCAAATCACTCTATTTGTTCAGGATAGATGAAGATGGGAAAAATGAAGTTATTATGGTTTCTAATTATGACAAGAAGCCTTATAATGTTACCACCGCACCGCCATTGGATTGCTTCTCTAGGGAATGTCTGACGTGGTTTAGTAGCGATGTAGATTGGTTTACTGGGTTTGGCTCCCTGTCGGGTTCTTTATCGGAACTGATAGTAGATAAAAACGGCGTTGTCACGAATAAATCTGAAGATGTTTTGAATAATCTAATCATAGCATCAACAAAACCAGTAAATTATACTGATATCTCTTTTTCAACTGTTACAACCCTTAGCCCATTTGTTGCCATCAAGTTTGCGTCCGAAGTTGAGTATATAAAAACTGAATCAACATCGGATTATAATATATTATTCCTGTATAATAGTGATTCATTGGTGGCTTTTGCGGGAGATGTTGTATCGAAAAATGAATCGTTTTATTCTGAATCTTTAAAAACTAAGGTCTATTTTGATTCTCAGGAGATAATAATAATATGAAAATTAACGGAGCTTATAAATTCTCTACAGAGGCAATAATTAATAAACTTGATTTTGCTTTCCTCTATTCAAAACTTCAAGAAAATGACAGGGAATTTGTTTTTACGGGGGGAACAACATCGTGGAGAAAAATATTGTCACCTGGTGGCGTAGCAGAATGCTGTCTTGAAATTCCCGAACCCACGGGAGTCTATGCCACAGAGGAAGACGCTCTAAACGACGAGAGAAGACCAGGCACAAATACATCTGATACACCCCAAAGCAAGTTAGTTACTTTATTTTACGATTTACAGGGTGGGAATAGCCCTGTTTCATTTTATCAGATTTTTAAAATAGCGGGGCAGTCTACTTATCCCAATAAAGAAACTCAGGTTTACGATCCTAATTTTTATGGATTTTGGAAAAATTGGCAAGAATACCCAGATTCAAACTTTTTGTTAGGAGTAGCCCCAACCCAAAGCCCACAACATTGTCCCCTTCTTAAACCGATTCCTTACCCTTCGGGACTAATAAAAATAGGTTTTAGAACCCCAAAAATTCCAAATTGGAAGAAAGAAAATTATATGTTTCAGACTCCAACGGCTTTACTTTTGAGTGAGGAAACGGCATACATTAATTACTACCCAACAGCACCGAATGTCATGAGATACGTCAATTGGGAAGACGAGGAAGATTTCGGTTTTTATACAATGAGTCGAATGTTAACCGTTTTGGATCTCAATGAGCTTCAGGTTTTTCCCAATTGTGGTAGTGTTTTAAATAACAATGCTTGGCATCCTCTTATAGATTCTGATATTAACGCTGTCAATATTTCAGCGCACCAATCTTTTATCCCTGAAGCAGCAGGGGAAGCATCTGACGAAGCACATAAAAATGGATATTTTGCTGTTATGTGCCAACTTGATAAAAAGGGTGCTATCGAGAGCTACTTAAATCAAATCTTAGCTTACTGGGGCATCCCCGGCTCCCTTCGATTTGTCAGAGGCGTTTCACCATCTGGATGTAATACAGACGCTAATGGGGAAATCTATCCTGATCCTGTTGAGGAGGAGATTCCGGTTTATTCCTTGAGATTCAAAGGTCGGTATTCTTCCATTATTTTAAACTACCAATCAAAAGGAAAAACACAAGAACTAACCCTTCCAATTGAATTTCCAACAAGAGCAACAAAGGTTAAATTTATTCCCGATGCACCCGCAGAACATTATAAACTTAGTTATTGGGATACAGAAACGGGGGATATAAATGGTGAAATTGGTAGTGGAACTGGTGAATACATTCAAAGCAATATCCCTGCAACAGAATGGCGACCGACTGAACAGCCTATAGTTTCAGAGGCTTTTGTTGGGCGTGTCAGTATGGATAAAGAAAATATTTATGCTTCAATATTGTATGGAACAATTAGAGAGTGGGAGACAGGAAAACAGTTACCCGATGAAACAACTCAAGGATGGATACAGTCACCCGATACCGTGCCTTTTATTGGGGATGAATATAGCAAGGTAAGTCGTAATTATGGGACGGGTGTAATTACAAGTAATGCTAGACCCAAAAAAGACAGTTGGAAATATTGTAAAACGTTTACAATAGATAAAAAAACATTTTCTATTGTTTCAGAATCTTTAAAAACATACCCAGAACCTTTAACAGAAACAAAACAATTTGTTATCGGCTACGAAATATCAACTCAAGAGAAAACCCCCAGATATCGGTCATTTTATGACAACAGAGGGACTAGCAACGCTAGGTTTAATTTGATTTCAATTTCCAACCTAGGAGCGTCGGACAATGGTTTCTCAGGTAATCCGATTTGCTACCCACAAATAGCGGGGACAATTCCTGGTACTTGGGCTACAAACCCAATACCTGATTTTACAACAGACCTATCATTAAATCGTTATTTCCCAATAGAATCAATCCCTGATTACATTAAGCCTCAATCCTTGTGGAATCAAAAAGATTGGATATTCTGGAATTTATTGGAGCGTCCAAAAAAACCGTTAACAAATACCAGTTATTTTATCTTTGAGCTTGAGACTAAATTTAGCGCACACGGGAGAAGTAGTGTTAGACCCTATAGATATTATATTGATTTAAAACCTGTAGCAGCTCCTCCGGGCACTTATGAGGGCTTTGACCGTACATCAGAGAACTATTTCGCCGAGGTAGTAGAATCAGAGCGGCTAAGAGGTTCACCAATTCTTGATTCAGAAGGAAAAGTGGTAAAATGGGCTAGAATCTCCCCGTATTCGTACCCGTACTTTGAACCAGCACGTTATCTTGTTGGCGAGGGTTCGGATACTTGAAAACAATCAAAAATAGGAGAATAAAATGGAAGCTAGAGGCATTCGATCTTATTATGAAGACCAAAAATATAATATTACTAATTGGCGTTATCAGTGGCTAAAAAGAACGCTTTATCGGTACAATGCTTGCCGAAGGGCTAATGATGACCTTGGATCAATGTATTCACGTTCAGAAGACCTTCCAACTATATTCCCATCTAACCTTGCTTTTTTATGCTCAAAGGAATCATTTAATTGGTCTGTTGAGCTTTACAATGTAACCGGAGAAGACGAGAATTTATCCTTGGATATAATTAATAAAATTCCTGCTAGGATTCAAGGTTTAGGTATTCCAAATCCAAAGAATGAAACCTTGAAATTTTCCGAGGAATATATTTTAATGAAACGAAAACCTGCTGATAACAATAACCCAAATGACGGAGTGAAATACTGGACACAAGAGGAAGGGATATTAGACAGGGAAATTGAGATAGAAGCTACAACCTTGGGATTAGAGGATATGAGAGAATTTCTCAAAGAATGGGAATTTAGACCGCACGGCAGGCTTTTGGATATGGCGGTTTTTGTTAATTAATTAGGAACATATAGCTGCAAGTTTTCAAAAGTAGGCATCCGTCGCCCAATTTCTACATCTTCAGAACATAACCACCACTGACAAAATGATTTAACTTTAGGTTGGTCTGCAATTCCCTCTAATTTCCCCCAAAAGTAATTACATAGCAACCTATCAACATCATTCTGATACCAGAGACTTGCCTCTATTAGATGAACAGGGCAGTCAAACATCTTGATTACCCGTGGGAGTCTATCAAGAATTACGGGGGCGTTATAGGTCTTAATATGGGTTTGAACCCCAACCTCAACGGGGAAACCTTCACGATTTAATTCGTGACAGATAACCGCTATTTGTTCCCACTTCCTTAAAAGATGGGGCTTAAAATCTCCCAGGATTAATCGAGCTTTGGGGTTGGCAATATGCGCGGCTTCACAATATCGCTTTAAGTCATCGAGCTTGTAATCTGGATAGCAAACTCCTAAATCATCGGTAAATTCATTTACCAACACCCATTCGTTAATCTTTGGGCGCTTCAAAACCCTCTGATAAACCCATTCAGTAATAGTCTCGCAGTGTTCCCATCCCTCGCCGGGTTTATGGTGTTTGTGACCATAAAGGAATTGGGATCTATAGATTTTATTGGGGATATCCAGAGCGTAAGGCTCCCTCCCAAGATTCAAATGATACCCAGCGACAATCCCATCAAATTGATCGTAGTCAATGGATTGAGTTGACCCGCAAGTAAATTTAAGCATTACTGGCTCCAGCCCAAACCCACCCACCGGAAAAGGCAACATACATCAGCCCAGTAGAAGTATCAAGCCACGTCTCTCTCGCACTATTGGGGGTCTTGGAAACACTTGCCGGGGTGTCAGTGTGTACTCGCATTCTGGCATCTGTCTCTACCCATGCCGTGCCGTTGTAGACATAGGTTAGGACTGAATCATAGTTATTGACCGCCCCATTCTCTTGATATATCCAACGGGTTCCAATCGCAGCCGCCCCCGTTGGCGTGGTAGTGGCGACAACCGTAGAATCTCTGGATATAAACCATCTACCTCCGCCCGTGGCAGTGTAGCAACTTTTACTATTTGCTGTTGAGGTAGTGTCTGTTTTAACCAATGCTAACCAGGTTTTTTCTGCAATAGCCCAGAAAGTTATACCATCCTGCAAAGTTGTCACATCTAAAGCCACAATCGCGGCTATATTGGCTTTACTTCCCATCCAAGGCATTATCTTAAATCTCCGCTATAGTTATATTCGATAATACAGGAATAAAGTTAGGGATTGCCCCGTTCCAATCTTCTAAAACTTCAGAGTTCCAACCATCGCTAGAATCCCACAATAAATTAACAGGAGCATCAGCAGCAAAAGCCTTAACCTCTGTTAATGCAGGAGCGAGTAACTTGGTTTGAAGTTGGAATGGAAAACCCCGATCTATCTTAGCATTAACCATAAAAGGTTTTAAGCTAAAATAGGCATCCGTTACAGAAAGATTGCTAACCATTCCCCCGATAATCATAGTATCAGTGGCAGCCGTGAATAGAAGTTTTTGCCCTTCTATTCTTTGGTTTAGGTTCGTTGCGATCGCCATATTTTGTTAGCATTTAGAACTGTTTATATTATATAATA